TAATATTGCAGTTATTTGTGGTGTTCCTCGTGGATCTATTGCTTACATAATATCACGAGGGCATGAGGATTACCTCTTAAGGTTAAGAGTAGATCCCAATAGCACTAAGGAATCTCTTTGATAATACCCAGAAACAGGTGAACGCGAGACCCCTATGATCCTGTGCGCGTAATGCTGTCAATAAATACCTTATGCCAACACAAATACAATTCCTCGTTGATCAATATGGATTGGCCAATGTTGCTTGGTTTATTCGCCTGTTAAAACGTGGAACACCTGCGGAACAGCTCGCGAGCTATTGCGTCCCAAAAGAAGGCGACTCCCGAAGGGATGGCGTGTTTCGCGCTCTGCAATACGCCGCCACCCTGCCCGACTCGATGATGCCCGATGAAATCAAGAACGCCTTGAAGCCATGACCCAAAAGGAATACGGCGACCGGATCGGTATAAGCCAACCCCGGGTGGCCCAGCTTATTGCTCAGGGGATGCCAATGGACAGCCCGGAGGCTGCCGACCTGTGGCGGTCTCAAAACATCAGGACCCGCGCCAAGTCTGTTGCTAAACAATCACACCAACCAGACACCGCGCCAATCGAACAAGAAGGCCCCTACCGGCCTGCGGAAGCATCAAACCATATCAACACAGCGACCGCCTCTTGTGATTCGCCAGAAGGCGCCTACGAGAGACAGCGGCAAATCGAGCTCGAAGCCTACAAGCTGGTTGTGGTGGCCCTGCGAGAAGGCCGGGCCGACACCGCCCGACTTGTCTCAATCCATGCCGCAGCAGCCAAGAACCTGACATCCGCCCGGGATGAGGTGATCGCCCAGGCCGAGAAGGAACGGCGCCTGGTCTCCGGCGACTGGGTCCGCCGGGTGATGCAGGAGCACGACGGCGCCGTGGCCTCGCTGATCAAGGCCATGCCCAAGCAGCTTTCCGGCCGGATAGCACCGCACGACCCCGAGCACGCCGAGCGTGAATTGACCAGGTGGGTCCAGGAGGTCTGCCTTAAGACGTTACACAATACCGACCCATGGAAAACCTGACCGACCTCCAGCGCAACCTGCTCGATTATCGCCGCAACCTCTACAAGCCCACCCCGCAGCAGACGGTGGTCGAATGGTCCGAGGCCAACCTCCGGCTTACACAACGGCAGACCGAGCACCCTGGGCCATTCTCAACCTCGGTACGGCCCTACACCCGGGAACCCATGGAAGACTGGAAGAACCCATCGGTCTCTGAAGTGACGCTGTGCTGGGGATCCCAGACATCCAAGACCACCACCCTGATGGCCGGCCTGGCCTGGCTGATCGCCAACGAGCCGAGCCCGGCCTTGTGGCTCATGCCTTCCGAGAATCTTGCCCGATCCTTCTCAAAGTCCCGCTGGCTCCCCATGCTGGAGGACAGCCCGACGATGTTAGAGTGCTTCCCGGCCGAGGCCGACAAGATCACCAACCTGGAGCAGAACTTCACCCGGTCGACCCTGACTTTTGTCGGATCCAACAGCCCGGCCAACCTAGCCTCCAGGCCGGTACGGGTGCTGATCGCCGACGAGGTGGACAAGTTCGCCGAGGCCACAGCCAAGGAGGCCGACGCCCTGGATCTGGCCGAGCAGCGCCTGAAGTCCTTCAGTAGCTCCAAGGCCTTCATGACCAGCACGCCCACGGTGGTCGAAGGCCGGATCTGGCAGAGATTCCTTCGAGGCGACCAGCGGCGCTACTACCTGCCCTGCCCACACTGCCGGGAGCTGATCAAGCTCGAATGGCGCCAGGTGACCTGGGACGACGCCAAGACCGAGGACGGCAAGCACGACCTGGCCAAGATCCGGGCCTCCGCGCACTACGTCTGCCAGCTTTGCCTCGGTAAGATCACCGACGCCCACAAGGTGGCAGCCCTCCGGCACGGCCAATGGCGCCCGGAGAATCCCAACGCAATGCCTGGCGTGCGTTCCTACCACCTGTCGAGCCTCTACAGCCCCGACCGCAAGTGCACCTGGGGACACCTCGCCGTGGCCTTCCTCGAAGCTAAATCCTCGATGGCCGGCCTTCAGGGCTTCATCAATGGCAATCTGGCCGAGCCTTGGGAGCAGCAGGACGTGCAGCAGGAGCGCCCCGAGGCATCGGCTGCTGTCTCTATCACCGGAGGCCGCCGCTACCTGACTGCCGACGTCCAGGCTGTGGCGCCGTTCCTGTGGTGGGTCTGCCGGGAATGGAAGGACGGAAACAGCACCCTGGTGGCTGCCGGCCACGCCGATGACTTTGCCGCCCTTCGCCGAGTGCAGGTGGCTTTGGAGGTGCACGACATGGATGTGGGCATCGACTCGGGATTTAACACGCAGACGGTCTACGATGCCTGCGGCAGTTACTCCTCGATCACATCCAACCCCATCAGCTACCCGTGCGGCCTAAGGTTCCCGCCGGAAGGCGGCCTCCGAAAGCCTGCCTTGGTCGGATGGCTGCCGCTCAAAGGCCGAGAGACTGGTGCCCGATTTACGACAAACTCTGGCGCCGTGCACCCGTTCGGCCTGTCGACGTCCTCCTCGATGCGCACCGACGTTGTGCAGCCCCTCCTGGTGTTCGACACCGAGCACCTCCGGGATATGCTGTCCAGACTTCGAAAGGGAGACATCGACCGGGAATGGGGCGTTCACCAGGAGCCGCCTAGTGTGCAGGCCGAAGGCGCCTATGTGGCCGATCCGGATCTCTACTGGCGGCACCTCGACTCTCACCTGCTACGCCCCCAAGCCAACCGCGCCGGCCGGATCAAACACGTCTGGGTGAAGCGCAACCAAAAGTGGCCCGACCATCTGCATGACTGCGAGATCATGCAACTGGCTATGGTCATGCTCTGGAATGATCTTACGTCAAGTGATGTCCAGCCTTAGCTAAGCCATTGAACAGGTGAAATAATGTGGGAGCCTCCAGCCCGAGGTGTTCACTTTCACGGTCGCAATCAAGCGTGCCTATCTTCGCAGTGTCTACAGCGCCCTCGGTGGCGCGACACTGCTGGCCGCCCTGACCTCAAAGGTCATTGCCGCGGCCTCGGTGATTGAATCCGGCCAGGTTGTTCGGTCGACATCTTCCTCGGATGTCTCAGTCGAATTCGCAGAGCCCGGCAAAGGCGCCCCCACCCCGTCCGAGATGGTCGAGATGTGGGAAAGCCTGATCGCCGACTACGAGCTGGCGGTCTATCTACTCGGCCAGGACGGCATCGCCGCTCCTACCGATACCCAGATTTTCAACAAGATGATGGCCGTCGTCCTGGTCGCTGTGACCAGTTACGGCGGTGACTTCTCGAACTTCCGTCGAGAGGGCGCCATCAGAACGGGGATGACCTAATGGGATTCCTCGACAACATCCTGGCTAAGTTTCGGTCGGCCCCTGTCGACCGATACGAGGGCGCGTCCAACTCGATCCGCCGTTCCTTCCTGGACACCAGCTACACCTCGGTGCGGTTCGACGTCACTGCCTCGACCCGGCAGCAGATCGTTCGGAAGTCCCGATTCTTCGAGCAGAACAACGCGGTGATGAATCGCCTCGGTGACTTGTTCGAGAACTACACGGTCGGCAGCAACTTCTCGGTGCAGCCGGCTTCCTCGGATCCCGACTGGAATCTCCGAGCGAAGAAATGGTGGGACACCTGGAGCCGTTATCCCGACATCGGATCCCGGCAGTCTTTCGGAACTCTGATGAGCCTGGCCGCCCGTGGATGGTTCTACGATGGCGAATCTTTCCTGCTGCTGACCAAGGGAGACTCGGGCCGCCCCCGTCTTCAGCTCATCGAACCTCAACAGGTGGCCACACCCACCGGCCAGGATCAATCTCCGGATATCTTCGATGGAGTCCGGTTTGATACCAAAACAGGCCGCGCTCTTTCCTACTTTATTGGGCAGGAAACGAACCAAGGCCAACTCACCGAGATCCGGTCAATATCTTCCGACTCCATCGTCCACATCTACGAGGCCCAGCGTGCCGGCCAGCTCCGCGGCCTGCCATTCGTGGCGTGCGTCATTAACGACCTGCACGACCTGGACGACCTTCAGAAGCTGGAAATGGAATCCTGCAAGCTCGCCTCCAGCGTGGCCCAGGTGATTAAGACCAGCTCCGGTGAGGTGCAGGCCAGCAGCCTCCGTTCTGGTGTGGTTGGAAGTCAGGGCACCGCCCAGACCTACTACGAGAACGTATTCGGCAGCACGGTCAAGGTGCTGAAGTCCGGGGACGAGTTCGAGCAGTTCCAAGCCGACCGCCCCAACGTCAACATGCGCGAATACTGGCGCAGCCTTACCGAGAAGGTGTGCGCCGGCGTCGGCATCCCTTACGTCCTGGTTTTCCCAGAAGGAATGCAGGGCACGGTCTACCGTGGCGCCCTGGATATGTCTTCAGTGTGGTTCCGCAGCCGTCACCAGGTGATGGCCTCGGCCGCCCGTAGGATCTGGGAGTATGTGATGGAATACGCCATCCGTACCGATCCCACCCTGCGAGACTCACCCGACGACTGGTACGAGGTCGCTATCCAGGCACCCCGGGCTCCCAACGTCGACGTGGGCCGCAACTCTGCTGCACAGCTCGCTGAGCTAGGTGCTGGTGTTACCACCTACGACGAGATCTACGGCGCCCGAGGCATCGACTGGCGATCCGCCCTGGAGGCTAAGGCACAGCAAGCCCGGTACATCCAAGACCTGGCCACTAAGTACGGCCTCGATGTCTCTGAGATCTCGACCGCCCAGAAGCAGCCTATCGCGCCCGAGCCAGCCGAGATGGCTGCCGAGGCAGAGCCCTCTGGGACAATGCCCGAGGAGATCCCGGCCCAACCCATCCAGGAGGTGGTTGCTGTGGCCAAGAAACGGAAACCCAGAGCCAAGAAATCAGAATGACCAAGATTAACAACTGGCTTTCCTACCAGCCCCGGGCCTCGGCCTCGGAGCCGGCCACCCTCCAAATCTTCGATCAGATCGGTGAGGACTGGTTCGGTGGCTCCGGTATTTCGGCCAAGGCCTTCAGCCAGGCCCTGCAGGACGTCGGCCAAGGCCCCCTGGTGATCGAGATCAACAGCCCCGGCGGCAACGTCTGGGATGGCCTGGCTATCTACAATATGCTGCGGGGCCGGCAGGCGCCTGTCACCACCCGGGTGGTTGGCATCGCTGCCTCGATTGCTTCGATCATCGCCCTGGCCGGCGACACTGTTGAGATCGCCGATGCGGCCTTGTTTATGATTCACGACCCCTCCGGAATGGTTGCAGGCACCTCGGAGGAAATGAGGAAGATGGCCGATGCCTTGGATCAGCACGCCGAGGTGCTGGCTGGTATTTATTCGAAGGTCACCGGCCGCCCGACCTCTCAGATCCGGGCTGCCATGAAAGAGGAGACCTGGTTCACCGCCCAGGAGGCCATCCAGTTTGGCCTGGCCGACAAGATGACCGAGGAGCAGATGGCCATCGCCGCCTGCTGGCATCCCCGGGCTGTCACCAAGACCGCCCCCGAGACTGTCCGAAACAACCTCCGCCGCGGTTTGGAGCAGTACGCCGAAGGCCTCGCCGGTGATGGCCTTGAGAAACAGACCGTCCTGGACGCCGAGGCCATGGTGGCCGGTGAGGCGCCCACCGAGGACAAGATCCGCACAGCCAACGCCTGGTGGGGACGCAACGAACGCTTCCTCGAAGCCGAGCCCAACACACCGGCCGACGTGGCAGCCAACCTTTGGGGAGGCGCCGCAGGCCGTGATTGGTTCAAAGCGCTTTATGCCCAGCTCGAAATCGAGGA